AACAGCTAAAGCAGAACAGTGTCTTTATGATTTGAAAGCGCAATCCGATCAAACAAGAATCTTGTCTAATTTCATTGATATGATTGATTCTGGAAAGTTCCGCTTTTTGGAATCTCGGAATGGCGGCGATTTTTCAATTAAGGATACGGATGATTTGAATTCTCTGGTTATGCCGTTTGTTCAGCAGGAATTATTCTTTCAGGAAGTCGGTAATTTGAAGCTGATTCAAAATGGCAAGAATTTGTCTGTAGAAAAGGTCGTTAACAAATTTGATAAAGACCGATTTTCTGCGGTAGCTTATTTGCTTTATTACATTGTGAAGATCGATGGGAAAGACGGGCAGAAGACAGAATTTAACGCAGAATCTTTTGCACAAAAATTAAAACGGCTAAATCAAAAGCCGAGAATGTATTGATGGGAGGTGATTTCAATGCAAACAGAACGAAAAACGATTTATTCAAAAGAGCAACGAGCAAAGGATGAAAAGAGTCTGGAACGAACAGAGCAAGGGAAATCACCTCTTGATCTATCTGCATTCCGAAGGCTTATGGTTTCGGATTTGTGTGCGAAAACGGATGTTATAAAAACGTCGCGCATCGGTTCCTATTCGCTGGATATGATTGAACAGGCTTTGGCAAATCCTGAGACTTATCCGCAGGTGTTGGTAAATACAAGCCGATATTTAATGGGGGTTTCGTCTTTTTATATGCGGCTGAATCAGTATTTTGCCAAAATGGGGTTGTTTCATTACATTATTGATACATATGATGTTCGAATGCCGATCAATGATTCAATGCTGGCACGATATAGAGATGATTATCAAAAATTACAGAGCCAGCTGGAAAAGATGAATTTGCGGCATGAATTTTCTAAGATTATGTCTGTGCTACCGTCTGAGGATTTATTTTGTGGTGTGATTTTTGAGGATAATACGGACTTTTTTATCTGGAGAGTCCCGGCAACATTATGCAAAATTGCGCAAATACAGGATGGCGTTTATAATTTTAAGATTGCGTTATCTGGAATCAATGCGCTGGACATTGGTGAATACCCTACTTCTATTCAGCAAGCTTTTCTGGCGTATAAAAACAATGAGAATTATTTGGACGGATGGTACATCCCCCCTGCTGACAAACAGATTTGCATTAAACTGAATGAAACCTGCCTTTATCCTTTGCCGCTGATGATCATGCTGGTAAAGGATATTTTTGATATTGATACCTATAAAAAGCTGAAGTTGCAAAAAGCACGTGTGGACAACTATAAGGCGATTGTTATCGAAATTCCGATTGATAAAAGCAGCGTGGACAAACCGCTTTTGACGGAGGAAACAATCACCGTATTCGCTGAAATGAATAAAGCAAATATGCCGGATGATGTTGGGTTGATTCATACATTGGGTGCAGCGGAAGCAATCAGTTTTAAGGATAATACCAATAATACAAACAACCTCAGTGATGCGATTGGAAATCTATATGATGGTGCTGGTGTTCCATCTACTGTATTCAATGGCGGTACAAGCAGTTCTGCATTGAAGCTTTCCATTGAGACGGATGCGGCAATTATTTATGGCGTTTATCGACAGTTTGAACGGTATATGAATCGGTTTATCAAATTGCGGAAATTTAATCGAACAAATTATAAATTTGCTTTCCGCATTCAAGATTCAACAGTCTATAACCGAGA